GTCCGTCTTCGCGTTTTTATCAACCAGGTCGATGCGATTGCCCTCCACAAAATGAAACTCTTTGTGTAGGACACTCACCGGCCCAGCGGCTTCGATCCCGCGGCTTCGCAGCCACGCATAATCGGTAGCCATTGCAGCCCTAAGGTAGGGCATGGCCTGATAGGTCACGGAAATACGGCCCTCACGGACCTTATTATCGATGCGAGCGCACCTGCGACTTAACGTCGCCGTAGCGCCATTGCTCCACCTGAATCTGTTCTGTAATCCTATCCAAGAAGGTTTTTCGCCGATCGTCTCTCGAATTACGTTCTGGGCGTACTTAATTGCACGATCCCAGGCGCACCATTCAGGTGCATTCGAGGTCAGACGGCTATTGGATAGGAGGCACTTTTCTTCACCCTCTTTGAAAGAGCGAAGTGCAGCTAGCTTCGTATCGATCCCTGTGTTTAAACCCTTGTATTTACTAAGGAGTTCAGTGACCAAGTAATCATCACGAAACTTGAGTGCCTGAGATTCTACGTAGTTCTTCGGATCGATGGAAACCTTGGTTAATTCCAGGTCCTCTCCTGCGTCAAGCAGGATGGCGATCATCAGACTACGCGGCGTATCAACCTGAGCGCAGAGGGCAATCACTGCCTCCCGCACAACGTCACGTTGTTTGCTCATTTTTGCATCTCCTGTGGTGAAACGTTAAGAGCCGGCGAGTTGTCCGGCTACGATGTTGTCACCAAGCTTATTGTTCAAGCGGAGGCTAAGCGCACTGGCAATAAAAGCCAGCAAGTCTTGGCGGTCAGCTTCGGACCAGTTTGCAGGAGTTGCGATCTCGAGTGAGGCCGTACCAGCGGAGACGAGCTTCGGGTTACTTCCCACCGTAAGGTCCAATTTAGGACAACGGAGGTGAATCCTCTGCCGCGTCATTGCGGACGGGTTGCTGAGATCTTTCGGTTGGTTAACGATATGTTTCAGGCTGTAATAACCCAGCGGGAAACCACCGTTTACAGAACGTGCGAGCCAGACGCGAGTTAGTGCGTCCGGTGCACCGCCGGAGGAGAAGGTGACAGTAGCTGGAACGGGCAAGCCGTTCCACAACACGAGGTCGGTTTGAGAGGTAAGCATAGTTAGTGCATCCTTAGCGTTTCGAAAGAAACAGTAGTTGAAGTAATGCTGCACAGTTCAGCAACGCTGTACTTGCAGTAGGTATTTTGACGACTGGACGGTAAGGGAGGGGTGCTGTTGTTCGCACAACTCGATCCATACTAACTATCGTACGGCTCATCTCAACACTACCCCAAGACATCTCTGTCTTGGTCGTGTAATCGATGGACCCCGAATCGTCAATACGTGTCGTGTTATGCTGATCTACTCTCCTCGACGTGGTTTCGTATCCTTTTACGTACTCAAAGCCGTTATTTAAAACTGCGGCTTCAAGACTTTGGAGGTATCCACCTATCTGTACAAAATAATCGAACACGAAGCTTAGGGTTGTCAATTCCCAGCCTAGTGTCGGACGTAATTGCACGCCTGTTCGCCACACTTCCCAAGCTTCTGGATCGACAATACGGAAGGTAGCACCCATTTGTACACGTTCAGACAGTGTGCAGAGCTCATAAACGGATTTTATCCCGTCTCGAGTTCCACCACTAAAGTTGCGTGTATCGGATGCCCTTGCCTTTACGTCGAATTCCAGAGGATGGCTAGTCCACGAATGATTACGGATGTTCTCGCAATCACTGATCAGCGGCGCCAAGCCAACTGACCAGCCCAGCAAAAGTCCAGCCACTGTTGTAGGTAACTCACCTGCAGCAGCTCGGATTTGGCTTGAGGAAGGGAACTTCTTCTTCTTCCTCACCCCATGGCTCTTCAGAACCTCATTTCGCATTGCTGCTAAGATGAGATTCCTTTTAACTTTGAGCGCATGGGCGGCAATATTTCGTAGCATCACCAGTGACTCGCGACCTTCCCCTACGGTAGTACCCAAGTTCACTTCAGACGCACGCACCTCTTCCCACAACTTCTGCAGACATTTCTGTCGAGCATTGGTCATGGCGGAGTTTAGTGACGCTTCGTCGTTGATGTAACCTGGAACCGTTATGGGGTAGCTGCAACGGTCGTAGTACGGTGAAACACTGAAGTATCCAGAAACTTCAGTGCGCTGTGTGTGAGGCTCTGGGAATGTCGAACCTACATATCTTACGTATGTCCCGTGAGGGGCACACTCTCTTTTAAGGGAGAAGCTATGTGGGCACGGATCTTTCTTGTTACCTCTCACTACTGGCGACGCACTCAGCTCCTTACGGAACTGAGTACGTTGGTAAATGCCAGTCGACGTAGCTTCACCAGTCTTGACCCACTTGCTCCCATCGTAATTAAACGTTGGGGTAGTTGTGGTCTCGAAAAGGTTTCCACCTACTGTTACCAATTCGCCTTGCATGTTTCCTCCTCCGCTTACCAGCGGCTTCGGGAACCGCAA